TGCTAATGGTAATTGGTACGATCAATATAAAAAAGATGCTCCAAATAATGATATTAATTTAGGTAAAGTAGATCCTGAATTAGTTAATACAGCGCAAAGATTAGGATTAACAGTTAATAGCGGATATAGAACCCAACAAGAAGCTATATTAAAAAAGATTTGGCATCCGGGTTCTCACCATACTGTTTTAAATAAAGAAGGTTTTTCAACGGCTTTAGATATTGATATGGATCAGGCTTTAGCTTTAAGAGCAAAGTTTAAGACTGAAGAAGAATTTACTAAAGCTACAAACTTATGGCGACCTTATCTTGGTATGAAAGGTGAGGAAAACCATTTTGAATTAAAAAATCATCATTTAAAATTTGTTGATCCAAATCCCGGTAAAGATAATGTCTTTATTTATGATAATGATGGCACTTGTACTAAATTAGTGGCGATGAAATAATGACATCAATAGCAAAAACAATATTTTCAGGCGCATTTGAAATTGCACCTATATGGCTGGTTGGTGGATTAGTAGGCTATGCACCCCTTAATTTTCCAGCTATAAATTTAAGCGATCCTTTAAATTCTGGATTCTTTGCCCATTTTAAACCTTTAGCTGGAAGCACTTTAGCTCAATGGGATATTGCAACTTATCCAATGGCAAATTTTGCAACTGCCGCTAATGCTGTAGTTCAAAAGCCATTAAGTGTAAGTATGGCGATGATTTGCCCTGCACAAAATAATGGTGGCTATCTACAGAAAACAGCTATTTTAACGGCTATGCAATTTCTTATTCAAAATCATATTTCTAATGGTGGAACTTTTACTATACTGACACCAGCATTTGTATATGCTAATTGCTTGCTAACTGGTATTAGGGATATAACTCCACCAAGCGATAAACAAGTTCAATATGTATATCAATGGGATTTTACTCAGCCATTAATTACTACTTCACAAGCACAATCGGTTTTGGGTACATTAATGAATAAAATTCAAAGTGGATTGCCAACAACCTCAGCTTGGGGGGGTTAAATTATGACAACTTTTGTTAAATTTGATCCTGCTCTTACAGCAAATTTTCAATTTAATGCTACTTTAGATGGGGCAAATTATATTGTTATATGTACTTGGAATGTATATGGTGCAAGGTATTATTTAAGCGTATATAACAACAATGGAACAATTATTGTTACTAACCCTATAATTGCATCGCCTGATGATTTTGATATAAATTTAGTTTTTGGGTATTTTCAAACTTCTACTTTGGTCTATAGACTATCGTCAAATAATTTTGAAATATTTCCATGAGATTTTATAAAATTACAATAAGTCCACCAATTGAAGATCTTAATCGGTTTGAAGAATTTTCTTTTAGCTCTCAAACCAATGGAAAAGACAATTATTCTGCATTGCAATTAGATTTAGATATTTATCAAGAATCATATAGCCAATATTCAGCTAATGGCTTTATTAAAATAAATGGAATTGATTTAAAAGGTTTGGGAGAAATAGGAAATTACAATCCTAAATTAGTGCGTGGCAAACCAATTGAAATGTGCAAGATTAAAATTGAAGTTGGAATGTCTAAGGGTTTACCTTATGCTAATCCAAGTCAACAGGGAATAATTCTTATTGGCGGAATTATGCAAGCCTTTGCTAACTGGCAAGGTGTTAATGTATCTTTGGATATGATTGTTGCTCCAGCTTTCGCTGGAAGTAATGATTTAAATAATATTACTTTTGTTTGGAAGAAAAATACTGAATTAACCGATGCAGTAAAACTAGCTCTTGAAACTGCTTACAAACCAACAAAAGTAACAGGTTCATTTAGAACTGGATTAAAACAATCCGAAGATGCCCCAGAACAAAATTTTAATTTATTAAGTTTATCCAGAAAAGTAAATGCGGTCAGTAGAAACATTATTAAAGAACCTACTTATACTGGCGGGTTAATATGTGTTAATGATACTGGTTTTTATTTAACAGATAATGCAATAACTAAAACAGCCACAAAAACAATTAAATTTACCGATGTAATTGGTAATTTAACATGGCTTCAAATTGGCACTATTTCTGCAAAAGTAGTTATGCGAGGCGATTTGAATGTTGGTGATTACATTTCTTTTGAAAAAAACATCCCAATAAATAATACAGTAAATAATTTTTCTCAATACAGAAACAATATTTCTTTTGACGGCATTTTTTATGTTTCAAAATTACACCATATAGGAAGCAGTAGATCACCAGATGGCAATGGTTGGGTAACAACTATTGAAGCTATTGCTAATGGAGTGGGGTTATATTCAGCATGAGTTTAGGTCAAAAAATCCCTCTTGCTCAGTCAATAAGTGACTATGTACAGCAAGCAATAGAATTAAATCAAATGTCGAATGGGCTTCAATTGCCATGTCGTGTTGTTGCTGTAGATGGCGCAATCGTAACTGTTAATTTTGAAATTGACAATAATGGGGAATATACATTCCCACAAGTTAAAATGCCTATCGCCCAAAGCATTTATGTGCGCTTACCTGTACAAGTAGGCGATTTAGGAATTTGCGTTTCAGCAGATGTTCGTATAGGCGGGATAACAGGACTTGGTACTAAAGGCGCATTAGCTCCTTTAGTAAAGCCATTTAATCTTAGCGCATTAATTTTTGTTCCAGTAGGGGCAACAGATTGGGAAGCGGTTGATCCAAATGCGGTTAATATTAATGCTCCAAATGGCGCAGTAATCAGAGATACAGGAAACAATTGCGTTATTACTTTAACTCCTACTGGGGTAAATGTAACCATTGGAAGCACTAGCTTTCTTGTGGAAAGTTCTGGTGTTACAGTTAATGGTAAATTTACAGTAAATGGCAATGTTGAAACTACTGGAACTTTGAAAAATAATGGCGTAAGCGTTGGTAGCACTCATAAACATTCAGGTGTTCAAACAGGTATAAGCAATACAGGGAATCCAGTATGAGAACTTATGGCGTAGATCCAAGCACTCAACAATGGGTAGAAGTTTCAGAAACCAGTTATGTATGGTTGGCTACTTTAGCTCAAACTTTAAGATTAAATTTGGGTGAAAGCCCTTTTTATGCTAATTATGGTATTCCAGCACAAAACGCTGTTCATACTCAAATACCGCCTGATCTTGCTATAAATACTACTCAGGTTCAATATGCACCTTATTTTGCTAGTTTGACTGTTACAAATAGGCAAATAGCTCCAAATCCAATTTATAATATTAATGCGGTATTCCTAAACGGAACAATTATTTCTTCTCAGGTGGCTACTTAATGGCTCAAATAACGACTGCTGGAGCAATACCAGCTTTACCAACAGATCTATTAAATGCTGAAATTGCGGCGGCTACAGCTTTAGCACCCGGTTTAACAGCTAATCTTCCGGGTTCTCTTGTAGAAGATATGGCTTCTACAGCCGCTGGTGCGGTAGTAGTTCAAGATCAAGCTTTTGTAGACTTAGTTAATTCTATTAGTCCTGCAACTGCTAACCCTTCAATTCTTTATCAATTGGGGCAAGTCTATGGTGTCGAACAAGGTCAAGGTTCTAATACTTCCGTTTATGTTATTTTTACAGGTCTTGCTGGTTTTGTTATTCCTGTTGGATTTACTGTATCTGATGGTACTTACCAATATACAGTTCAGGATGGCGGAATTATTGCTACTTCTGGACAAACTTCTCCACTTTATTGTTTAGCAACAGTTCAAGGTTCTTGGGCTGTTCCATCTGGAACTGTTACGCAAATTATTACTTCTGTACCAGCAGGGTTTACCCTTACTGTTACTAATCCTGATGATGGATTGCCCGGTCTTACAGCACAAACAATTGCTTCATATCAAGCTCAAGTAATGCAAGCAGGAATGGTTACTGCTCAAGGTGTCCCTACTTTTATTAAAGCTCAACTGCAAAATGTTATAGGTGTACAAGCTAGGTTAATTTCTATTCGTCTGATAGCTACAAATCAATGGGAAATCATTGTAGGTGGTGGCGATCCTTATGAAGTAGGTAACGCCATATTTAATAGCGTTCCTGATATTTCTAATTTGGTAGGCTCTACTCTTGCTGTTACTGCTATTACTACAGCAAATCCGGGCGTTGTTACTACTGATTTAAATCATGGATATGCAACTGGACAAGTAATTACCATAGCTGGTGTAGATCCAGTTTGGTTTAATAATGATTACACCATTACTGTTATTGATGAAAAATCTTTTAGTTTAGGAGTAACAACTGTAGGTCATGCTTATGTAAGTGGCGGCGTTGTAACCCCTAATTTACGCAATATAACTGTATCTATTGATGATTATCCAGATATTTATAGCATTATTTTTGTAAATCCACCTTCTCAAACTGTTAATATAACAATTACTTGGAATACTATTTCTACCAATTTAGTATCTCCAACTGCTGTAGCTCAACTAACAACCCCAGCTATTGTTGA